GACTACATCCCTGATCTTCCCCAAGCTCCTGACAATAGGAACAATCGTTGGAAGTATCATGAGGATGTAATCCTCAAAGAGATTCAAGAATATCTCGGTGGGACATATAATGCTCACTACGCTTCTCCTGAATCTAAAACTCAGACACTTGATCTGATTGAAGGTATTGGCGATGCAGAACCTTTTTGCCGATCCAATGCTATCAAGTATCTTTCTCGCTTTGGTAAGAAAGATGGAAAGTCCAAACAGGACATCCTAAAAGCAATTCACTATTGCATTCTTCTGTATCACTTCTCTGGTCTTTGTAATGACAACCATCAACCATATGAAACTTTCTGATTCTACTTTGACTCTGCTGAAAAATTTCAGCAACATCAATCAGTCTTTGCTATTCAAAGAGGGTAACTCTCTTCGCACTATCAGTGTGATGAAGAACATTCTTGCTGAGGCAACTATCGATGAAGAGTTCCCTAAGGATTTTGGTATCTATGATTTGAACCAGTTCCTTAATGGTATGTCTCTGCATCGCAGTCCTGATCTGGACTTTGCTAATGACAACTATGTGGTTGTACGTGAGGACAAGTCAAGATCTAAGTATTTCTTTGCTGACCCCAACGTCATCATTTCTCCGCCCGATAAGACCCTCACACTGCCCTCACAGGACGTTTGTTTCTCTCTTTCAACACAAGACCTAGATCGACTTCTAAAAGCAGCAGCAGTGTATCAGGTGCCTGATCTATCTGCTATTGGTGAAGCAGGTGTGGTCAAACTGGTTGTGCGTGACAAGAAGAACGATACTTCTAATACTCATGAGATTGTGGTTGGTGAAACTACGGACACCTTTGAATTCAACTTCAAGGTTGAAAACATCAAGGTTATTCCTGGTTCTTATGATGTTGTTGTTTCCAAATCGGGTCTTTCTAAGTTCACTAGTAAGGATCGCTCTCTGACTTACTTTATCGCTCTCGAACCTGATTTCACATATGAGTCGTAATTGGCAAGTTACGTATCGTCTCCCTGGATCCACCAAATACTACAAGAAAATTGTAGAGGCGGACTATCAATGGGAGGCGAAACGAATATTTGAAGCTTGCGTACCATCCGCCAAGGTATGCGGCAATCCTCGTTATATCCATTTTGAATTTAATGAAGAATGATTTCCTTTGGGTTGAGAAATACCGACCCAAGAAGATTGAAGACTGCATTCTCCCCGAATCTATCAAGACTACATTCCAAGAGTTTGTAGATGGTGGGGAGATTCCTAATTTACTGCTTGCTGGTCCAGCAGGTTGTGGTAAAACAACAATCGCACGTGCCCTCTGTGAACAACTGGCATGCGACTATATAGTCATAAACGGTTCTGATGAAGGACGATTTCTTGATACCGTCAGAAATACTGCGAAGAACTTCGCTTCGACCGTATCACTTCAAGCAATTGGCGCAAAGCACAAAGTCATCATTATTGACGAAGCTGACAACACAACCCACGACGTACAGCTCCTCTTACGGGCGAATATTGAGGCATTTTATAACAACTGCCGATTTATTTTTACCTGTAATTATAAAAACAAAATTATCGAACCGCTCCACTCCCGATGTGCAGTCATCGAGTTTGGACTCACAAACAAGCAAAGACCAGCAATCGCTGCCAAATTCTTCCAGCGACTCAAAGGAATCTTGGATCAAGAAACTGTTGAGTATAATGAGAAGGTATTGGTTGAGTTAATCAATAAACACTTTCCAGATTGGCGTCGTGTTCTAAACGAGTGTCAAAGATATTCTGCTGGTGGTGCTATTGACACTGCGATCCTTGCACAATTTAGTGATGTTAAAGTTAGTGAACTCATCAGGAACCTCAAAGAGAAGAACTTCACCGAGGTTCGGAAGTGGGTGGTGGCTAATCTGGATAATGATTCTGGGGTATTGCTTCGTCGTGTTTACGATGCTTTGGTTGATGCCCTTGAAAACCCTAGCATTCCTGCTGCTGTGCTCATTATTGCTAAGTATCAGTATCAGATTGCCTTCGTTGCGGACCAAGAAATCAACCTCATCGCGGCGTTAACTGAAATCATGGTGGAGTGTGAATTCAAATGAAAAAGTATCTATTTCTTCTTAGTGGTCTGACTCTGCTCGCCACACCTGCTAACGCACTTACTTGGAAGGAATTCTGGGAACCGTTTGATGGACATCACCATCATGTAAATCACAGACCTAGGATTCGTCATCATCATTACCATCATTACGATGGTGGTCATCACCGTCCTAGTGTATGTCATAAACATTTTCACTTTCATAAGAGATCTGGTATCATTCATGAGGATAGACATTGCCATGGAAATGGTTACAGTCATCATGGTGAAGATGACAGGCATCCTGTTTACACCACTCCTGGCAAATATTATTTTTGATGATATAAATGACTGATAACGAACTTGAAGAACTAAGATACGATGTAGCACATCATCTACTCAGTAAAATGAGTGCGGGTTCTCAATTTCAATATGCCTTGGATCGTATGCTTCAACTCTGTGCTGATTATCCAGAAGAAAAACTAAAAAAAATTCTACCTAAATCAAAGAAGAGGTCTAAGGGTGGAGGATTCTGAATGAGTGATAAAATTGTATGGACACAAAAACCACCGATTTCTGATAGTGAATGTATTCTCTTATGCTTGAAGAATGCTCCCTGTGGAACAAACAGAAAACAAGTTGAAAGGTTAATTAAAGACTATGAAAACCAAAGTAAAAGCACAAGTCAAATCTAGATTTTACTATGTCTTCTGGGGAACTGCTACAATAGCAGTTGTGCTCGGACAACTTTATGTTGGAACTGGATACCGAGTTCTGCATAGAGATATGCAGGAACTTCTTAATAAAGTTGACGGAGTTCTTCTTCGCGCAAATGAACCTAATACTCCTAAATTTTATTGATGAAATCTCTGAAAACCCCACTTAGATATCCTGGTGGCAAGTCTCGTGCTTGCACCAAGATGGATCAGTATTTCCCTGATCTTAGAAATTATAATGAGTATCGTGAACCATTTCTAGGTGGAGGTAGCGTTGCTCTACATGTGACCAAGAAGTATCCTGACATCAAAGTCTGGGTAAATGATTTATATGAACCTTTGGTTAACTTTTGGATTCAATTGAGAGACAACCCCCATGAAATTAAAAGACAACTACAAGAGCTTAAACAAAGGCACCCAGACCCTGTTTCAGCGAAAGTTCTTTTTGAAGATTCTAAACGATATCTCTCCCTTCAAAAAGGAGAATGTGATGATACGGTTCGCGCTGTCAGTTTCTATATTGTTAACAAGTGCTCTTTTTCTGGTCTCACTGAGTCCTCGTCCTTCTCAAAACAAGCAAGCGACTCCAACTTCTCTTTCAGGGGTATTGAAAAGTTGCCCTTCTATTCACAACTAATTCGTAAGTGGAAGATTACTAATCTATCCTACGAACACTTGATGGATAATGAGTGGGACACTTTTGTATATCTTGATCCCCCCTATGACATCAAAGATAATTTGTATGGTAGGAAAGGATCTATGCATAAAGGATTTGATCACGATGAGTTTGCAAAAAAATGTGATGAATGCTATATGCCTCAGTTGATTAGTTATAATTCAAATCAACTTGTGAGAGATCGATTTAAGAAATGGAGAGCTGGTGAGTTTGATTTGACTTACACCATGCGATCTGTTGGTGAATATATGCGTGAACAAAAAGAACGTAAAGAACTTTTGTTGATGAATTATGAGACGGAGAAGACTGTGGAGAATTTGGGCAAAGGCACTGGGAGAGAAGCAGGGGTCAAGTGACAGAGAGGCAGACTACATTGCTCGCATACGGACTCTTATATTCTTTTCTTATCTTATTACTAATTGTTTCATTATTGCGGGGGTAATTCGACATTGGAACTAAAAGATTGGTTGAACTCTATAAATTACAATAAAGAAGATATTGCTACCGATGAGACAATTCGCTCTTATCCTCCATATATCGTCAATCGTTGTTTGTCTGGGCACATTGATTGTATCATGTTTGCTAACGAGATGAATATGTATCATCAGTTGCCCAAAGACATGCAATATAAATTTTATCTAAATAGTCTGAGGAAAAGGAAAAGATTTTCTCCTTGGATAAAAAAAGATAAAGTACAGAACCTCGATATTGTCAAACAATATTATGGTTATAGTAATGAGAAAGCATCTCAGGCACTAAGAATTTTATCTAAACAACAATTGGAATTCATTAGGAAACGACTTGACGTTGGAGGCGCACCATGAGCACTGTGAGAGAACCTGAGGTACAGTGGTCTCAGGACCAGATGATCGAAGTAAGATTGAGAGAACCAGACGATTTTCTAAAAGTTAGAGAGACCCTAACTAGAATCGGTGTTGCATCTCGTAAAGAGAAGAAGCTATATCAGTCGTGTCACATCCTACATAAACAAGGACGATATTTTATCGTTCACTTTAAGGAATTGTTTGCTCTGGATGGTAAACACGCTAACCTTACTCCTAACGATGTTCAGCGTAGGAATCGTATTACTCAGCTTCTTTCTGATTGGGGACTTATTGAGGTAGTCAACGCTGAGACCATCACTGAGATTGCTCCTTTGAATCAAATCAAGGTCCTCTCTTTCAAAGAGAAGAATGAATGGACGCTTGAAACAAAATATAACATTGGTAAAAAGAAGACACAAGAGTCCTAAATATAGTGTCGCTTTCGTGCGCGACACGCTACAAAAGGAATATTCGCAAACGCTGACAGACCCCTTGACAGGGGTCTTTTTTTATTCTATACTAGGTAAGTTCAAAGGTCATCGTCAGATGATAAACCGGAGAACGTTATTCTATTATCGAAAGATATGCTAAATCAAGAATTCGATACGAAAGTATCGACAGCAGATTTTGTCTGTCCTTTTTGGACAGAGGAAAACTGTAACCCAGAAAACTGGGCATACGAACCTTCGACTTACGGTGTCAAAGGTGCGACTTTGGTTGGTCCACCAGGTATGAAATTGTGGAGCGAAACCACAGGTGGCAGAGATCATATCAACTATGGTCGAGCAGAGTGGGAACCATCTCTTGCTGATGAACTTGATGAAGAGATTTGCACCAAGGGTGTGAATTCTCAGATTGGTTCTTTTGTTTATTGGGATGTTGACCTTGATGAAACAGTCAACGGAGACAATCGTCGTGAG